ACATATGAAGCTCGATGACTTTGTATTACTACTAATCCGTTTCCAACGGTGTCGTAGTGGTGCATCGGTTTCGATCATATGGACTCGAAGGTGGTTTCTCACCTAGCACCGCCGTAAGGCGGACGCGCTAGTTGATCAACTCTTCAAGACGAGCAATCATTGATTGTCGATCTAATAGATACTATCAGATCTAGTTCTTTCCTTGTTATCTTGGGTAATTTGAATGAGATTTAAAAGATCTCCCGGATGGTTTATCCACCGGTAACCAGATATTTGCGTATCTGAATATGTTCATCTTACTTGGATTCTCGAGGAGAATTAGTGAAAATAGTGTTGATTTAGTTTGGATACTCAATGAAAAGTACCTTTACTAAGGTTTCGAAAGTTTTCCGAAGGTCTCGTAAGAGATCATAGGAGTCACTGTCGACCGGTTGACGGTTGCATCTAAGGTAGTTAGCCTTAGCGACAAACAGACCTAACAAGGCCTATCAACTTAAAATTTTCCTAACCAATAGGAAGTGAACGCCAATTTAATTCTACTATACTACATGTATTAGAACAGTATACCAGGCACTGATATTATCAGAATCACCTAGTAAAGTTTTAATACGAAATATTCTTAGTGGTTTATTACAGCAAAAAATGCTATAACTATGGTTAAGACAAATCTCTGAAAGATTGGGATTTCCCAGGTTACAGATTTGATGTTGTTTCAAACCAAGACTAGAATATTAGTATTATCACCGCACTAGCAAAAGGATATATTATCCGAGAGCTACTAATGCATTATACCGAGCTACCGAAAGGTAGAAGGAGGTACACTAGCCTTAGGATTGGTCCTAAACTGTCAGTGAGACAGCATGGATCCCGAAGGGGGGTGCTCAAAAATAATACTATGAAAAATTTATCAAAAATATTAAATTCGAGAAGAATTAAAGGGTTATTCGCCTCTATTGTAGAGAACGGATCAATGGTGAGCCTTGCCGGGAATTGGACTCGTGTAGATGGCTGTAATGAACTTTCTGTAGCCAATAAATTGGTTGCAGAGGGGACCGCTAAAGGATTTGAGATGAAAATCAAAGAATCCGATAGAGGGTCAAAATACAGTATCTATAAACGAACCACTGGTTCCGTGGCAGACCTTATTAAGGGATTTGGATGGAGAGTTATCTCTGTCGCATTCCCTAATAGGGTAAAATTTGCTGGACGGTTAAGACTGTTACACAGGGTATCTCTTCTTATTTGAAGAATCTACAAAGTGAACGGTGCAGAACAGGTAGTCAAATTTCTTAAGGCTGCTCAGTTAGCATTACAAAAAAGCATTGGGAAAGATCAGATTAGTTCTATGAGAGAACTCGATCCAAAACTTATCCGGTCTAAATTGACTGGATATGGCCTTCCCACGATTATACCTTCTAGAGATAGAAAGTTAATTGCGGGTGGCTCTGAATCTATTATCAGATTTTGGTTAACTATCTTTTCGCTTTACCGAGTAATCGGTATTGCTGGGATACTTAAACTCGAGACAATCATAGCGCCTTCAACAGCACCAGATGGGTTTTTAGACGTAGTGAAACAGTTCAATTCCTTTTTAAGGGAAAGCTCCGTTTCCTCTATGTTTAATACACACCTGTTGTTTAGAAGAGCGAACGTCCGATTCCT